TTGTTTCAAAGAAAGTTTCAAGTTCTTTAAATTGTTTTGAATTTAAATCTTCAAGCCACTCTTTAAGTTCTTTCTTCGTGCAATCAGATGCTGCCCATGAGTCATCCGCATTATAAACCATATCAATACATGAAGCAATAATATCAAAAGATTGGTCTAATTGATCTACTTCTCCAGAAATTTCAAAATTGTTTGCAATAAACTCATTCATAGAAGGATACTTCATCCTTAATGTTAAGTTTGGATTTAAAACAATATCTTTTTTATGTTGATCATTTACTTTAATTCCAATCTCATCAATGTAAACTTTTACAGGAACAGTTGTTTCATTATCATCAGGGCAGGTAACAATTAAATCAAGTGCCTCTCCAACAGACTTACCTCGAATATTTAAAAATAGATATTCAATATCGAAAGTTGGAAGTTCTTCAATTTTAACTCCTCTGGTACTAATACAATCTTTTAGAATTTTTTTCACTGCATTAGTAATACTTTTATTATCTCCACCTTCTAAAGCAAGAATGAGAACTTTCTCTTCTCTTACTAAAAATGGACGATATTTAATCTTCTTACCATTTGAAGGTAACTGCAACTCATAAAGTGGAGTTGATATTTTTGGTAAAGGCATAATACTTAATACACTTCAGTAACTTTATTTAGTAGCTAAAAAATAGTTGGATAATGTCTCGAAGTAAGTTTTTCAATAGTGTGTCTTGAGTAACTCCATCCTATAGTTAACTGTGTATAGATGCTATTATCATACGTAAGTGGAACTGTTTGAATATCTACTGGGAAACAATCATGGAATCTATAATTCAATAGTGGTAAATTATTAAACTTCTTGTTCTTATCATTTGGATTTACAACTAGGTTTCTTTCAAATTTTGTAACTGATATATCTCTTTTATAACTATCTGGATATCTAAGTCTATAATATGAAGACCTGTCTCTATATTTTCCATACTGACTCTCTCTATCTCCTTCATATTTTCCAGTTGAATCATGAATTGGATTGATAAAGTTCATCCACTCCTCAAACAAACGAATAATATTATATTGATCATCAATATAAAAAGTCAAACTAAAATTATCATACACACGATATGTTGCGAACTTTTCAATTACACCTTGACGACTTCCTCTTTCTTCAAGAATAAAATTTGTTGAACTTGGAAGAGAAGCTTGAGAACATAATAGATCATAACTTTCATAACTTGCTCCAAGATTATCAAATATACCGCAACGAGTTAAATGTCTATGCAAGTCCCCATCACTACCTCCTCGGTTCAAATTTAAAGAGACTTTGAACTGACTGGAAATAGCGAGTTTTGTGATGATATTACTGACATCATTCATATTGATATATAAAGATTCAGTAGATACTGGAATTGCCATCTAAATAGTTTTTAAGTTAACCTCATAATATATGTATGTCATATAGTGGAAAATATTACCCAAGGCACCCGAACAAATATAAAGGTAATCCTACTAATATAGTATATAGGTCACTTTGGGAAAGAAAATTTATGAACTACTGTGATATCACAGAAAGCATAGATGAGTGGGCATCAGAGGAGTTTTGGATACCTTATCGTTCTCCTATTGATAATCGAATGCATAGATACTTTCCAGATTTTTTTGTAAAGTACAAAGATAAAAAAGGAAAGATAAGATGTTTGGTCATTGAGGTCAAACCAAAAAGAGAAACTAAAATGCCTCCACAGAATCCAAAGAGAAGAACAAAGTCTTGGGCGTATTCAGTTAAGAAATGGGCAGTAAATGATGCTAAATGGAAAGCAGCAAGAAGTTTCTGTGCAGATCGTAAGTATGAATTTAAAATTATGACCGAAGATGATTTAGGAATCAAATGAGTATTGGAGAAAGAATCAAAGAAAAAGCAAAAGGTATTCCTGGCACTGATCCAGATTGGTATGCAAATGAATTGTATACTGAACTATCAGAAGTCAGTGAGACTCGTTTCCCAGAAATTGGAGAACTTTGTTTCTTTTCTTACTCTGCTGCATATTCAGAAAAGTATCCATTCTATGATCGAAGACCACTTGTATATGTGATGGAATATCAGAGTGATAAGATACTCGGAGCAAACCTCCACTATCTAAATCCAGACTACCGTGATGGAATTGCAAAAGGGTTGCTAAATAAAACTAGTGCGATACTACCAAAGAAAACACTACATCGATATTTTTTCAGTAATATTGGAGATATTTTTATAATTCCTTCGACTCTTGAAGACTATGCGAGTGTTGCACAATTGGTAACTGAAAACTTTGTTAATAAATATGGACAAAAGGTATCACCACAGAGAGCTTGGGATAGTATTTAAATGGCATTCAAAAAAGTAAAAACTATTTCTACAGGAGTAAGACTGTATTATGACAGTAATACTGGTGATTATGAAGTTAGAAGTCAAAAATCAAGTTTAAAAAGGTATATTGAAGGAAGAGGTGAACAGGTATTATATAAAAATGGAGTTTTTCAACCAGGACAAACTGGAAAACTTACGCAAGCACAAACAGATGATGTAGTAAATTCAATATATAACATCAAAAAGAAAATTGGTGTCAAAGCAGTTGCAAATCTTCCAGCAGATTACAAACAAACAGAGGCAGATGCTTTAAAGGCTGCACAAGAATGGCAGGATTCTAAAATAAATGACACAACAGCACAAGGTGAAGTATTTAATAATTCTAATATACAAAATGGATCTTCTGACACACTCTTAAAGAGTTTTAATATGTTGAAATATCCAATTGATGCGGATTATGGAAATACTCAAGACTACATGGTAATAACACAACGTAAGTATAGTCCAGTAAGAAAAGGTTTATTCAGTGGAGAAGGAAATCCACTTCAAGATTTTGCAAATGGTGTAGTAAGAGATAATCCAGCTGGAGAACTTATCAATATGGTTAAACTTCCAATACCAAATACTTTAACTGATTCAAACAATGTTGCTTGGGGTCAAGATACAATGAATGCGATGAGTGCTGCTATCGCAGGTGCTGTTTCTAAAGTTGTAAATCCAGAAAATATTGATGCTCTTGTTAATAATTTTGGAGGAACTCTAAAAGAAGGTGTAAGTACAGCAAGAGGAGCACTAACTGGAGAGAATATAGCCAAAATAAAGAGTGACCTTGGGCAAGTTTTAAAAAATTCAAATATTCAAAATGCAGCAAGTGCAAACATTGGATCTTCTATTTTAAATATGCTTGGTCAGAATATGAGTGCAGAAAGTATATTAGCAAGAGGTCAAGGAAAAATCCCAAATAGTAACTTGGAATTATTATTTAATTCTCCTGCTCTTCGAAAATTTCAATTCACTTGGAGAATGAGTCCTAGAAGTAGAGAAGAGGCAATGGTGGTAAATAAAATAATAAGATCATTCAAACAGGGAATGTCAGCTAAAAAATTAAATCCTACATCTGGTGGTGCTTCTTTCTTTTTAGGAACACCAAATATTTTTGATCTTCAATTTAAAACTGGTGGAGGTCAATTAATTGATGGTTTATTTAGAGTTAAGACTTCAGCATGCACCAACACTGCTGTTTCATATACTGATGGTGCACAATGGTCTGCATATGATGATGGTCAACCAACATCAATTAATTTAACGTTGGCTTTTGAGGAACTAGAACCAGTATACGATACTGATTACAGTGAATCTCCACTGGGAGCTGGATTACAAAAAGTTTCTGATACTTCAATAGGATACTAATGGCATACTTCGAAGAACTACCAGAAATATCTTACATTTCTCGTTTGGCTAATTCAAATAGAAATGAAGATAGAATATTGGTTAAAAATATATTTAAGAGAGCAAAGTTAAGAAGTGATATTGAATCAGCAATTACTGCATTTAATTATTATCAAATTGAAGAAGGTGAAAGACCAGATACTCTTGCGAAAAAAATATATGATAATGAAGAATTAGATTGGGTTATTTTAATTACAAATAATATTACAAATGTTCGAGATCAATGGCCATTGAGTAATAACGATTTAAATTCTTATATGTTAGATAAGTATGGTTCTGAAGAAAATATATCAAAAATTCATCACTACGAAACAAAAGAAATTAGAGATTCATCGAATAGATTAATTATGAAAAGTGGTTTAGTTGTTGGTGAAGAATTTAAATTTGAATATAATGTTCCAGTAGGTGCTGCTTCGACTGGAAATATTTACAATGCTCCAATACTAATTGATGGTGAATCTGCAAGAGGTGCAGTAACTAACTATGAATATGAAAATAAAAAGAATGATGAAAAGAGAAAAATAAAAATATTAAAAAGAGAATTTGTTCCTGTAATTATAACCGACCTTCGAAATATTATGAGATATGATAAATCAAGTTCACAGTATGTTTCAAGAAAAGTAATAACAACGTATAACCCAAGAAAATCTGGAGTATAAAAAAACCCCTCGTAGTTGAGGGGTTTTAATTTGATTATTCGTTAACTAATCGTGAAAAGTAACTCAATGAATCATCTTCTTCATCAGAAGTAGTTTCTGCTACTGGTTCTGGTGCTGGTGATTTCTCATTAAAAGTATCATTTGCATGATCATAAGAACTCAAACCTTCACTTAGATCTTCTAAATCCTCATCAGGTACTGCAGTCTTCTTTGGTTGATTTAGACCAAGAACATACTTCAAACGAGTTTCAAGTTGCTCATATGTTTTGAATTTATCTGGTGCATTAAACTCATTTAAGTCATATAATGAGTTATAAATTTTTTCTAACTTTGCATCATCATCAAATAAAGGTGATGGACTTGCGAACTCTGACTTGTCATAGTTCTGATAACCTTCAACTTTACGAATCTTCAACTTAAAGTTTGCACCTGCCCAGAAATCAAATGGATTGATTGCATCTTCATCAGCAAACTCTGGTTGCATTGCTTCTGATATTTTATCAAATATTTTCTTTCCATATCTGAATAAAAATACTTTACCTTCGTTTTCTGGATTAGAAGGATCACTTACAACAAAGATGTTACTGTAGTAAGATAACTTACGCTTTTGCTTACGTGCAATCTGTTTGTTTGCATCAGATCCAGAGTTCCATAATTGAGTATTATGTTCTGATACAGGATCTTTTTGTCCTAAAGTGGTTAAAGAATTCTCAATAAACCAACCACCAGGTCCTTGGAATGCGTGTGAGTATAATCTTGTCCAAGGAAGATCGCATCCTTCGGGTTCTGGAAGAAAGCGAATGATTGCATATCCATTACCAGACTTATCTACTGCTGGTTTCCAGATACGTTCATCAATATTACTGTTTCCTTTATCATTAAGTTTCTCTACTTGTTTTATTAGTCTATCTGTTAGAGAGCCAGATCTTGATTTCTTTTTTAAATTTGCGAATGACATGTGGATTACTTTGGATGTTTGTTTTGTTGTATTAAAGAGGGAGGTTGGATTCCTGTATACCAACAAATAACGGGCATTACTACAGAAGTAAAAT